CGTCTGGTCTTTGGGGGGGACGTTTGGGGTGGGTGGGACGTCTGGTCTTTGGGGGGGACGTTTGGGGGGGACGTTTCGTTTTGGTCTTTGGGTGGGACGTTTGGGTTACAATTCAAGACATTGCGATAACATTGCGTTTGTAGACGGAAGGTTATTACCTAAAACAACAAAACACATTCGATCGAGCCGAAAATATTTTTTTATACAATCATTTACATCTTGTAACGTTATATTTTCAATATATGTTTTATACACTTTTGAATAAGGCACAACAAGTTCTGGTTTGTAATATAATAACGACCATCCATTATACCACGATAAAGTGTGCGAATCTTCTAACGCAAACAATATTTCTTCTTTTTTGTTATTTTTTGCCATAGTCAACTCTTTTTGCGTAATGCCCTTTAATAACATTCTTAATTCTTTTATTATTAAAGGTAAAACACTTGGCGATTTGTTCATCAATGATTGCGCATCACATTGTGTTGAAATATTTAAAAATCCACCTAAAAAATTATATTCTGCAGATGCATTAATGTAGTAAACAAGACCATATTTTTGACGCAATGTATTAACCAATCTCCCATTTAAACCATTGCCTAAAACAAAGATTAATAAATTTAATATATAACTATCCGTATTGTAATAATCACATGTTCGAAATGCGATATTTAGCAATACACTTTTCAATTCCTTTTTTTGGATAATTTTATAATCAAACCCAAGTTGTTGCGGAACGATTCTCATTTGATTTGACATAAACTTTTCATTTTTTGCAAATTCTGTTTTTTTTATATATTTTAATACATTATTAAAAGATGTGTTTGTGGTAATGCTTAAATATAAATTTGAAGGGACATATGTTTCTTTATAATACTTATATACTTCTTTATAATTAAATTTTGTTTTATGATAACATGTATGGTCTACTGGTTGTTGAAAAGGAGTGTTTTCGAATAGTAAACCGACTGTATTTATCGAAATAATAAAGTTTGGATTGTCCTCGTCTTTACGATTTTCTTCGTGAATCACGTCTTCTTCTTTTTTAAAATTTTCAAAACTAAATTGTGAAGATAAAATAGATTCTGATAACAATTTAATGCATTTTTCAAGATGATTATCTTGACATTTTATTCGAAACCATACGGCCTCTTGATTTGTAAATGCGCTGTGTTCTACACCTAACATACTAAATTCTTCGAGAAATGATTTTGTATTTGGAGTATTTATAGTTCCTTTAAAACATAAATGTTCGATTAAATGACTTACTCCTTTTAAATGGGCTGGTTCAGAAGCGCTACCTAATTTACAAATCACACAAATAGATGTAATTGGTAAAGAAGACGGCGGCTTTTCATAAATAACTTGAAATCCATTTGGTAAACATTTATATTCCATAAATTATACATTTATAAGTTTTATAGTTTTTGAATATAAGCATTTATAATTGTTTTCTCATTTTCATTCACATTACCTAACAAAAAATGAAGAAAACCTATTAATTCGTCTTTTGCAATATATTTATAAAAAATGTGTTTTATTTCATGATCGGTATAATGATTATTTGTGCGTATATCCCTAAAAGTCTTTTTATAAATTTTGAGAATATGATCATAATTTGGTAAATTTTTTTTTAAAGCTTTTTCTTGATTTTCTTCTTCTTCCTTTTTCTTAGCCAACAACTCTAATAGTTGTTCTTCTTCTTGACGTTTAATTATCTCTTGGAGTTTTTCCTCTTTTTCTTGTCTATTCCTTTGATATTCTTCATATGTATTACTGTTAAAATGATATTGATAATTGGGTAAACTATTAAAATTACTATTATCATTATTTTGAAAATTAAGAATGGAATTATTAGATTTCGGTTTCTCAATCGGGTTCTCATTTAGTTTCGCATTTAAAATGGAAATGACAGAATTATCAACAATATCATCAGTACTTTGTGATTTTTTTGATTCTTTACTTACAATATTCTTTACATCTATATAATTTTCTTCGGGTATCCATATCCCAAATAATGCCAAAAATTCTAGTATCAACGTCATTAAATATGAAATATATTCTTTTTTATCTAACGATCTTTTTTTCGAGTTTGTAAATTGAATAAATAATTATCTTTTTTTGAAGTCATATAATATAAAAAGAAAATATCCGACCAATATAAAGCAGTCTGTCCCTCAAAAAAAATTGAATTTTATTTTCGAATAAAATTCAATTACAAATAAAGAAAGAAAATGTCAAAGGTTTACACGATCACATTTGGGGATGTCGCAGAAAATCACGCAAGAATGCAGAAAATTGGGACGCTTCATGAAAACGGATATTCGATTGAGCAATTGGAAATGGTCCAATCGAAATTGGAAGCGCTAGGAATAGTAACAGAATTGGTTGATTTAAAAATAGAAGATTTTGAAGAAGCAAAGGTTTTGGTGATTCGAAGAGGCGCGCAGTTTATTTTAGGCGAAGAAACAGACGGATTAATAGCAGAGAATGATGCTTTGACGATGGATAAAAAAGCCTTTATGAAAGGAAGGGTTGTAAACAAGGTGGCGAGATGGAATCTATGTTTTGCAGATGATGACCAAGAACCTAATTATGAAGACAAAAAAGGAAGAATTGTTGCGTGGAGACATATTCCAAAAATGTCGCAAATCAGACAAGCCATTTCGGAGTGGACAGAAGATGCTTTACTGAATGGAGAAGCAAATTATTATTATGATATAACAAAATGTGGAATTGGCTATCATGGAGACGCAGAAAGAAAAAAGGTGTTTGCGGTTAGAATGGGAGAATCAATGTCATTGTTTTATCAATGGTTTCAACGATCTTTGCCAGTAGGTGATCCAATACGTTTGGATTTGAATGATGGTGACATGTATATGATGTCAGAAAAAGCAGTTGGGTTTGATTGGTTGAAAAAAATTGTACCAACGTTGAGGCATTCCACTGGTTGTTCAAAGTTTACTGGTTTAAATGGTGTAATCAAACAAAAGGCCAGTCCAAAAAGACTTGAAATGGAAGCAAAAAAGGAAGCCAAGCGAGTAGAAATGGAAGCAAAAAAGGAAGCCAAGCGAGTAGAGATGGAAGCAAAAAAGGAAGCCAAACTATTGGCATGAAAGGAGACAAGAATATCAAAATGCTCTTATTCGATAGTATAATTCCAATCTAGAAACAAAGAACTGTCATTTTTAGTAAACAAGTGTTTATTTTCATTTAAAATTTTCATTTTGTAATAACTGTGTATTATAGGAGACTGTAATTGTTTTAATATTGCCATTTTTTCGTAAAGTTCTCGCGGCGAATGATTTGCACATAATAAAAAAAACAACCGCCACATTGCCTAATTTATATTGGTATCTTTAATATTTTTACACCTTTTTTAAAGGTCCTACAAAATTAAGAGTTAACAAATATCCCATTTTTATAATAATTATAAGTTGGTGTATATCCAACTTTGTTTTTACTAAAAATTTCTACTCTGTTATTTGGGTACTTTTTTGATTGAATTATAGCATCTTCTTCTGACAATAATACAGTCATATCTTCCCAATCGCTTCCACAAAGTAATAGAAATACAAGATCCATTTATATAGAGTATTCTTTTAATATGGTGTTTGAAACGCTAATCCCTTTAATGTTTAACGTTTTTTTAAAGATTGGCCACCATATGCGATATCGTTATCACGTAAATGTTTATTAAACATTCTCATTATTGACAACTCTTGTTCATTTAATAAAGCGTCTGTTTTATTATGGCTATAATGAGATGGTGTCGAAAAAAAATTGTTGCATGTTAAATCATAAATGTGTATAGGAATTCTTTTTGTAGCCTCTATGCCTTCACGTTGTTCTATAATAAAATAAGCCAACATTAGTAAACCGTGCAATGTTACCGAAGGAAGATTTATTTCTTTACCGTCTATAATATGTGTTTGTGTTTGCAAAATAGAAAGTGCAAAATCGGCAATCGGTTGTGTTAAATCTTTGTAAAGTTTTTGTATCGATCTTATTACATCATCCATAGTAGATAATAAAACATATTTTTCAGAAGTACAACCAGATAATGTATTTCTTGTTATGATCATAACAAGTTTACCACTGTCAGATCGTTCGGTTAAAAATCCATTTATTTCACCATATTCAAGTGTATATATCTTATCCAAAATAGTGTCTACTTTATCATTGTCATGTTTCATAAACTCGGTTACTTCCATTTTGTATGTTTTATTTTTTTTCTTTCGGTATTTTCTTTGAATAGTGCGTGATGCCATTTCGTTCCGTTCCGAGTACGTTTTTCTCGTAGTATGATGAATCTTTCCATAATACGGCGTCACATCAAAAATATCTGTTGTTGGGCATGTATGTGTTATTTCCTCCATAATATCATTTAATAATTTTTGCCTTACTTGGAGGATTTCGTGTGTATATAACCGAACAGTTGCACCAAGACATGTCTCGCTTGTAGATAAAAAAACATTCAAGTTTTTTGTATCTATATCTCTATATTGCAATTTTAATGGTGGTGTGCTTTTTTTAAATATAACGTCAGTTGTCCGTGATGGAATCACATGATCAGATACTTGAGTTGTTTTTTTATAATTACGAGTTGGGTCCAACTCTTCAAAAGTTGTCATAGATGCTCCATGACAAATACAGACAAAGGATATTTTTGATATTTCGCCCCTACCAACTTGAGACGAAAATGAATGCGACTGTTTTTTTCTGCGAACTTCTATATTTTCTTTTTTGTTTACATTTGCTTTTTCTTTACCATTGTATTTCATGTCATAATAACTAATTTTATCTCTAGGCATTCTAAACAATGGTTTGTTTAATTCACTAATAGGACAGTCATAAAACATATCAGCGTGATTTAAACACTTTCTTAAATTCCAAAAAGAAATATTTTGTGTAAAAGAACTGCATCCTCGAAACATATTATTTGTATTAACAACGTTTTCTGTATTAAAATCTAAAAGTTTGTTAAAACTTGTGCAATTAAAAAACATGGATTCCATATTTTCAACACTAGATGTATCAAAATCAACTAAACTATCAAACGATATACAATTTTGAAACATACCTCCCATGTTTGTTACGTTGGTTGTATCAAACCAAATGTATTTGTTAAAATGTAAACAATCGCAAAACATTTGGCTCATATCTAAAACACTCGATGTATCAAAGCCGACTCTTTTATTAAACTGAGTACACTTGTAAAACATTTTTGACATATTAGTTACATTTGTTGTAACCCAACTACTAATATTTTCATCAAACATCTCGAGATTTTCAAAAAGACCAGACATGTCTCTTACTCTAGCAACATTCCAATCTTCAATATTTAGAATTTCACTTGGGACATATTCATACTCGGCTTCTAACGGTTCTTTGTATTTTAAATGGCTATAAATATGTACTGCATCTCGTATCGTTTCATCGTTTAAATTATTTGTATTTATTCTTTTCATAATATCTTTAAACATTTAAATTTTCCAAGACTTGTTCAACGAGTTATCTAATATTTTCATATTATATGATAAAAAGTTCGGCATCGGCTTCTTCCAATCTTGCTATTGTAATTGGTAATTATGAATTTCTTCTTTTGGGAAAAGCAGAAGATAGATATTGGTATGTTTATATCTCTTCCACAAACATAAATGATTCCAAGGACACAACTCGATTTTGGGTTTATCCATCAAATAGTGAGTTGGGATTATGGAGATTGTCTGCTAATTGGGAAAATATTAAATATAAAGGAAGTTTTGTTTCTCTGGAGGAACGCCAAACAAGAGGACAAGGAGATTTTTTTTATTATGATTATGTTCAACAAACATGCATATTTATTGAATTGCAAATATTTATTAATAAACACTTTGATTCACTCAAAAAGTTTTCATCGGCATCTGTAACAGCTTTAACGCCAAGTAAACCATATAATCCATCTCATGTTATATCGCGTGCAAATAATGAAAAAATGTTTCATACAATTGATAATCGTGATAGACAAATACATCTTTCACCATTTATTATTTTACAACAGAGATTAGAATGCGGCGAAACAGAAACCATCACTCCTAGAAAAAGAACTCCATCCGAAGCTATCAAAGAATTTTCGGATAGATTGCGAGTAGAGTATACTTTATTGTATGATAATGTCGAGGTAATTGCACCATACGATAAAACATTTCAAAAAACGATACAAATTACTGGAAATATTATGAAATTTCCGTTAAAAAACAAAACAAATGGTGATATTGTCCTATTATATGCATGTATTGTAAAATTAGAAAGTTTGTCATCGAGTTCGGTATTTCGACGTTCGCGAGAAAACATAGATAGAATTACTAGCAAAGAATATCATATAATGCCATTTTTTTTAACTACTGCCGATAGTTCTATAAATTGTTTTGGTCTTTATACAAAATATATACCATGTGGAGCATTTATATGTAAACTGTTTGATTATAGCGACGGGTTTCATAGAGATAATGGTGGTTATAAGCAGTGTACTTTGGAGGAATACGAAAATAATCATTGCACATCTACATATAGTTATATTGGAGATAGATATGATAATCTTTTTCCATTTAATGAATGGATTGAAAAAACAAATAAATGGGTTAGAAAAAAAGGTGTGCGTTCTGCCAATTCTTATAAAAGAAGGGCTACGCGCAAAAATGGTAGTTTTTAAATCTTGCTATTTTCAAAATGTCTAGCTACAGTTACCAAGTAAAATAAAATACCTCCCCATAATGTATCCATAAAAACGAGGGGTAGTGGCCAATTTTCAAGTATGGTTAAATTTGTTGTTTCATAAATCCCGTTGATAAGAAATCCAACCATAAACGCATAGTTTGCACTTTTTTTGGGGAGATAAACCAACAAATAATATGCGGCTAATACAAACAAATAACAGACACCCATAGCATAATAATTAATTTTTTTTATCTTTAAAGCACGTGTTGTATACTTTTGTGTTAATGTTAAATATAAACCGTCCAAAAATAATAAGACAAAAGGAAACAACATATATTAATCCTTTAAATTATTTTTATAAACAATTTATCGCTTCTGTCCTTCAATTTCAGTTTCCAATATTGCCAACTCATCTTGTTTACACTGGATTTCTTCTTTCAATTGATCCATCCTAATACCTTTTATCGCTTTTAAAGTTTCATTTTCTTCTTCATATTTTTTTAGTAAACCGTGAAGTCGGCCAATAACTTCGTCATATTCGTCTAAACTTTGGTGAAATGAATTTATTTTTAATTCTATATTGGCTCGTTCTAATTTTTCCAAACGATTATTCATTTTTTCAATGATTCCATTTAATCTCAAATTCTCTCCTATCTGTATTTCCATTCGTTGTTGTACTTGTAGAACAGTTTCCAGTAAAATTTTGGTTATATATTTATGGTCGTTATCATGGCAATCCTTTTTATATGGAAAGGATGAAACTTCCAAATGATCTGGACGATTTACATTTACAAAAAAATCTGCCACCTTTTCAAGATCTGCTTTTTCGAAAGACATTTTTTGCAATCATTTAAAATAAAATGATTTCAATTTTAAATCCATTTTAATTGAATTAGAAATAAAATTTGTATAAAGTAAAATGTCTATTGAGGTCTGTGAGCAAAATGAAAAAAAATATTTAATTGACATATTAAAAAAAGCGACATATTTTGACATATTAATGTATAAAGAAAATGGCAAAGATGTACAATTAAAAAGGAAACATGATTCAGACAATTCTGATAACGATTCCGATGACAATTCTGATACTTGTCATTGGTATTGGGTTATGAAAGAACGACAAAAAATTAGGGATGAATTAACCGTTGAAAAACTAGGACTTTTTAAAAATTGCCAACTTCTTCGAAGCTCATTTGGCGATAAAACAAAAATATTAATTTTATTTGAAAATTTATTACTCGAACTGGTTGCTGATAAAGAGACGTGTATAAAGCTAAACACTTTTAAATACAATTAACTTTTCACATCTAATTATGGCGGATTCAATTTTTTAGAACGAAATCGTTTTCTTCTTCGTTCGCGTTTTTGATACACCATTCCACGAATGATGTTTTTTTCCTCTGCGAGACTCGTGTACTTTTGATATTAGCCACGTTTCGTATTTGGGATATACATCAAAATACGTGTCTAAACATTCGGATAAATATTCATTTATTTTTTTCTTGGAATCTCTATATTTTTTCGGTATGGCTAGTTTTAGATCATTTTCGTCGTAAAATCGATCTTCTACGATAAGCTTGATAACACGTCTAACTCGTTCTTTTGACAGATCAAATGAACATTTATCTTCGTGTATTTGATAAAATAATATTATGCGAATTTGTTTTAATTTCAAAAAACTGACATTTTTTTTGCAATAATTGTAAAATCCTTTTATTTTTTCAAGCTTTGATAAATCTTTTTTATAAATAAC